ATTTGGCTAATTAAATTATAATCCTTCATAAATTTTGTATAAATAAATTGTTATTGGAATTATCGCTACATAAAGTAAGCACCCAAACCACTTTATTGTCCCCCTTAGCCATTGCATATTATTTAATTTCTAGTAATACTACCCATCTAATAATTAAGCCAATAGCTGAGCCACCAGCAGTGATAGCTAACCAAATAAGTATCTTCTCTGTCCACTTACCAGCAAACTTATCTTCTAATTTATCTATTTTAGCCCCTAAATCAAGCAAGGCTGATTTAATTTCTAAGTGTTCCTTGCCATTTTGCTCTTGCATAGATTTGTAGTTTTGTTGAAGTGTATTAATTTCTAATGCCTGGTTTTCAGGGCTAAATTTCTCATTCATAGTTTTGGCTGTTCAACTGACTTAAAGTAGTAGCCGAAAACCATTCCGACTGCTGTAAAAAACATTTCTCCACTAACAATACCCATAGCGGTAAAGATGCAAAGGGCAACAGTTATCAGGATAAAAACTAACTTTGATGCTGATTTAAATATTTCCATATTATTTCTTCTCAAATTTCCCCTTTAATTTATCAAACTGTTCTTTTTCTAGTTCTTCTAAATTGCTAGGGCTTTTTAATAAATTTACTAATCCTAGAATTGTATTAGCACCATCAACTCCTGAAAACTGTGTGCGATTGATGATGTCTAATAGGATGTTTGCTTGCTCTGCTGTCATTTCATACTTAAACATATTTTTGTTGGTTGTAGTTCTACTCTACCGAGAGAATCTACATTGACCAGTTAATTAGTTTGTTGGTTCTGGTGTTGGCTCTACTGGCAATAAGCTATTTAGCTCATCAGCTAGATTAGCTAGTCTTTGTTCGATGTTTGTTTTTTCCATTAAAGCCATATTTATTTCTTCAGTTTTTTGCTGGATAAATGTAGCTAAATCAATTGTTGTTGTCTGGACTACTTGTCCATTTTCGATTGTTTGTTCCATAAAATTATTAGTTATTTATTAAATTCATCGTGGCTACCAAGAGAATTTCTAAGATAATGAACATCTACAAATACTACACTAGCTGTGGTTGAATAAGTATCAACCCCACTGAACTCGCCACTGTCATTCGCTGTATCTCTATAAAGTCTGATTTGTAATATGTCAGATAAGTTTTCTCCACTAATAGATATCGCTTCACCAAAAGAGATTTGGTTGAGTGTAGTTCCTGCGAAAGAGCAAGCACTGGTGGTTACTGGCAATTTAGTCCAATCAGTAGTTTTCTCTGCGCATTGTGTCTGCCAGCGATATTCAAACAAGAAGTTTGGCAATATATTCTCAGTCTGCTCCCAGTGGATATGGAGATTAATACGAGTATCCATCTCCTTTGTATGCGACATCTGAAAGTTGGTATAGAGATAGTCGTCAGAGTAATCAGCCGTGGCTTGAAAATCCATTGTGTTCTCAGAATCATTGACTTCAATACCAGTTCCTTTAACCTTTAAAGCAAGAGCGGGGCTAGTTAAATCTTCGTAAGTGGTAGCTGCTCCGTGCAAGATTAAAGTTCCGTCTGACTCAAACTCGGAATAGCTAGCTGTATCTTCACCAAATCTAGCATCTCCTACTACTTGAAGTGTGGAATCAGGGGTTGAAGTTCCAATACCGACCTTACTTGTGGCACTAGGAGTTGAGCCAGTCGCTAGTCCAGTGGCATAAATAACATTTCCTAAGTTTAATTGATCTGATGTTGTTGGACTTGCTAATTCTACTTGGTTGCCGATTAAGATGTTATTTGCACCAGTTCCGAGAACTCTTCCTGCGTAATAACCAATGGCAATATTTTGCGCTCCTACTGTTCGATTAGATGTTTGAAAACCAGCATAGTTACCAAAGAAAATATTATTACTTCCTTGAGCACCTCTACCTGAATAATTACCAACCGCAGTGTTACCAGGGTTATTTACAGCTAAGTCAAAAAGAGAACAAACACCAATTCCGACATTATAACTATTAGTATTGGCAACGCCAGACCTTAAAGCATATGGTCCGATCCCAACGTTTTGAGAACCGTTACCATTCAACATTATTGAATAACCAATACCAACGTTATTGGTTCCAGTAGTAACGTGAGTCATAACAGAAGCACCAAACCCAGTGTTATATGATCCAGTTGTTTGAGATATAAGAGAATTGACCCCTAAATAAGTTGTGTTGGAACCAGCGAGCATCAAAGGAGTTCCTCTTAACGTAAGATATTTTGAAGTTGTGTTTTCTCTGCTAGCAGCAGTTCCAGCTCCAGTTGTTAAAGTTGAATCTGCCGCTGTATCAACATAAGAAACACCAACATTATTTGCGATAGTTGCAAGAAAATATTCTGTGCCTGAACCAACCTTACTTCTGTAAATTTTTCTTCCAACAACTCGATAATCAGTTGAAACTGGTAGTGTAAGAGTAACGGTATTATTTCCTGAGGTTGTTGTTACACTTCCACCAGTTACAATGCTGATAGCTGTTTCTCCGACTGCTGTGTAGTAAGTTATGTAGTAATAATGAAGTCCAGTATCAACTGCTCCGCCTGATGAAACTGTTCCAGTAAACGCTCCAGGTGTAGCAACTGGGTTTATATCAAAACCAACGTCAGCTCGAATACCTGATGTGGCAGTTAATCCTTTAACGTCTAAACTATAGGCTGGGGCAGTTGTTCCAATCCCAACGTTGCCACTGGCATTAATTCTTACTTTTTCGCTAACTGCAACACCTCCCGCTGACTGAGTTAGGAAAGCTAATGACGTAGGAGCTTGAGTTCCCTCATAATTAACATCAGCGATAGATTGGATTGAAGATATTATTCTGTTTGTTATTCCAGAGCCCTCATTTGGTATATAAGTATCGATTGATGAAACAATATTACCTGCAAGAATGGTGGCAGAGCCAGATGATAAAGTTAGAATTGGAGTAATTGGACTTTTTATATCCAATATTGAGACTGGATTCGTTGTTCCAATCCCAACATTACCACCGAAATAAGAATTATCTGACTGAACATAAACACCATATTTATTTGTTCCGCCTGTTAGAGTATCTACCCTCAAACCGTATCTATTAGTAATAGTACCTGATATAGAGCCACCTCTAACCCAAAGACCAGAATGAGAACCCCAAGTTGAGCCTGATTTTACTGTTGGGCTTTCTGCGTGGAATGACGCTGCGTCTGTAATATTTCCACCAGTTGTTGAATTTGTAATTCCGCCTGAAACAGCACTCGCTTGGGTTAATAATCCTGCCCCATAATGACCTGCGATATATCTATTTCTAAGACCTCCACCACTAGTAGTTGCGGTTAAATTTCCTGAAGATGCGGCTGTTGTATAAGCAAGACCATCTACTCCACCTATGCTAGAGATGGAAGCTAAAGCACCAGTAAATTCTCCGACGCCAGTTAAACCTCTAATAGTTCCTGATGTGGCAGATGACTGTTTTATTGACATTAAACCGTCTACAGCATCGGTTAATGTTGTAGATATTGGGTCTGGTCCGAACTGACTAAACTTAGCCCCTGTAGTATTAGCAAAAAGACTATAAGAGCCTAAGTTAACATCAGCAGTTGCTTCACGATATGGAACGTAGTCAGTTAAAATATTTGAAGTAAAATCAAAATATTTTCCTGTATTATTCCATACTGGTATTTGACCAGAAGTAGTTAGCGGAGTTCCGTTTACATCATCCAAGTCCTGAAGTTTAGTTCCGATAGTTGGACGAACAATAATTTTACCGTTCTCACTAGCTCCTGTTTGTTCTTTAATGACAGCAGCAACTGTTATAATACGATTAGGAACAGATGGCATTGTTTTAGTCATCTGCCCTGTTACATTGTTGAAGTAAAGAATATCACCAGCTAGCCAGTTGGCACTGTCTTGGTTGGCAGGTGTTTTAGTATAAATATCATTTACTTTACCGAACCAAGTAACATAACCAAAAGCTCCATTAGCAATATTTTCAGTGGCTACACCGACTAAATAATGAGGGTTAGTTTCTATTTCAGAGCCTACTGCCTTTTTAATTAGGATGTGGTCCCCTTGAACACCAGCAAATTCGCAAACATCTCCGTTAGCAATTGCTCCTTGAGCCTTGCCAAAGAACATCATCTCTTGCCCAACCTGAAGAACAGAGCTATTCAAAAGCCCCATATCATAAGTTCCATCAGCTTGATTCCACTGAATAAGACCAGGGGCGGAGCTGAGAGGAGTGTGGGCTGTATCAAATTGAACAGCACCAGCTCTTAGAGGGTTTATTCCTCTTACTAAGTCAAATTTTTGAGTTGTGGGGTTCCATTTAAAAGGCATTATAATGTAGTATAAATTTCTTTAGATGTGGTTGGGTATGTGGCAGTGATTGTGGCTACAACTGTTGCACCCATTTTATAAACTACTGAACTTATTACTTCTTTTGTTTCGTCTGTATATTGCACCTCGACAGTGTTATATGGCTCGGTAACTAGTCCAGCAATAGCTTGTGCGGTTTCCTCTGTGGCTAGTCCCGATACATCTGTTGTATTTAAACCTGCTTGAACTGCTGACATATACTTAAATGTTTAACAAAAATGATTTAAACTTTTCTTCTTTAGCAATAACAACGTTTTCTCGTTCTAATAGTTCCTTAGCTTTTTCTTCTTGGTGAAGTGTTTTTATTTCAATGGCACGATTTTTTGTGTTTATTTCGTTGATATTTTCTTTGTTTCTTTCTTTTATTTTTTCCTCAAGCAAGGTTAGTTCGCTTATTTCAGCCTTCATTTTTTCTAGTTTATCACTAGCCACTACTAACTGATTATTTACTGTTTCAAGTTCATTTTTTGCTGCGACACTTCTTGCTTCAAAACCCTCTAGCTCATTGTTTAGCTCTGCTTTTTGTTTGGCTAGCTCATTTATTGTATAAGTCTCGGCGGTTACTAAACCCTTTAACCTAACAAACTCGCCCTCCATAATTGTCACATTATTTCGAGCCTTTTCTATTTTTATCTGCAATTCATTTGGTAACACTATTTCGTTTTCTGGCACTGTAATCATATAGTTATTCTTTATGTTCTAATACTACAAATTTTGGTGATGTTCCTGCTACAGATATAGCACCTTGAAATACACAAGGACCAAACTGTGAGAAAGAAGCACCCAAACCATCACTGTCGCCTGTTCCGCCTTTTAAAACGAAATGGTAAACAGTTGCGGAGGCTGTCCCTCCTAAGTTTACGAATAAAGGATTTGTTCCTACGTTTTGAATTTGCCACCCTGCACGACCCGCTGGGGAAGCGTCTGCTAAAGCTACACCAGCGCTAGTTACAATGGCTGGGGTATTTGCGAAATCTACGGTTGTAATTGTCTGTTTCATATTAGTTGTTATTTAATTAAAAAATTGTAAAAATTGCCCAGTTTGTCCGTTCGAAAAATCTATTCCACTGTTATATCCGAGGTCTAAGTTTCCGTCCTTAATGGGAGCCTTAAATGTAGCTCCTCCCTCAAATGTTGATGCGTAAAAATTAGTGTTTGTGAAGTCAACATTTCCACTCGCCTTTGAAAAATGAGACTGCCTAGATGTTTGGTCGGATATTGTTAAAATTCTAACACTAAACCCAGTTCCAGTTGCTCCTCCAGTTCCTGTGTCAGTTATAATGTCCCCAGGAAGCAAACAATATTGAAGACCCACAAAACCTAGGGTTAAAACTGCTCCGTTTCCATCTACTGTTGCTACTTCAAAATAGGAGTTGCCTGGGTCCAATCCAAAAGGGTTATGTGAACCTGCTTCTAGTAACATATAGCCTGCCGCTGAATATCCTGTTCCTGGGTTAACAATTTCATAAGTTGCACCTTCTCCGACTTGACCAGGGTTTATTGTTGTTATTGTGGCTTTATTTCCAGATGTTCCCAGCGATGTGAAGCTGTTTATCGTTGTTGTTTTATCAGGTACGCTAGAAACAAAACAGCCAGCACTTAGTTTTAGTTCGCTAATTGTGCATCCGTCATCAACACTTAAATAAACTGGGTTAGTTCCAGAACTACCTGTCCCAACAAACCACACCTGGTTTAATGCAATTGGCAGTCCAATGTTGACTCCACCATTTCCAAGCATTTTTATATTTGCTGTCCCAGCTGACGATGTAGCAGTTGGAGAGGTTATGTTTAGATTTCCCCCTATTGTCCACAAACCACTTCCCATTAAAAACGATGTTGGGCTGCTAAAACCGTAAGCAAAAGTTCCCGCTGTTGTGATGTTGTATGTGGAAGCATTAAATGAAATATTGCCATAGAAGTCTACTGAGATCACGGACACGTCTGCTCCTAGTGTTACTGTGCAGGTTCCCGAGGCAGCGTTAAAAAAGACGTCATCGCTAACACCAGGGACTGAAGCCCCTCCAGCTCCTCCACTTGTAGTTGACCACTTTGTTCCAGCGGTCGCATCCCAAGTATTTGTTCCGCCTACCCAAAATCGATTCGCCATATAATTATGCTTCCTGGGCTGTTGCTATGCAATCCCACTTAGTGTCAGTGGAGTTGAAAATAAATCCCATATACAAAGTTTTGCTTGCCACAGTTGTTGTTGGTAAAGAAACTCCGAGTGCTCTGTATTGAGTATCGTAAGTCAACGCTCTTGGGGCGCCACTGTCTTTTATTCTAATCATTAATCTCTGCCCCTGTATCGGAGAGCCACTAGGGTTATTAAACTTTAAAGCACCTGCCTGTGCGGTAATAACAAACAAATTACAAACAGAAACATCTAAAGACGTTCCTGTGTCGGTTGTATAAGACGCAGCACTTGTTAACTTAACTGTGTCTGGCATATCAACCAACGCCCTGTGAGTTACTGGGTCAACATAAATAGCTACTGGGGTAATACCATCAGCGCTTGAAACCCCCAACATAGTAGGTATTCTGTTTTGGTCTCTGCTTGCTTCAGCCATATAATTTAAGTGCTTTGAATTAATAAATTTCCATTAACATCAGCGTATAATTCGACAGGAGTAACCCCGTCGGCGTCAGAAACCCCTAACATAACTGGCACCCTGTTTTCATCTCTTGGTGCGCTAGCCACTGAAAAATCAGAGCCAGTGTTGCTATCAACAACTTTTATTGATTTGTTAACAGAATTAACTTTAATGACTTGAGGAGTTTTTCCATCGGTGTTTAGTGCTGCCAAAAGGGTTGTTATTCGGTTTTCATCTCTTTTCGCTTGCATTAAATCGCTGGGTAGTTCTTTCAAGAGTCGCATAACGGTCCTGCAAAGAACGCTCCCTGTCAATAAATCCTTTTTCAATATTTTTAAGTTCTTTTTCCTTTGTTTCTAGTTCCTGCTCTTTAAGTGCTAGTTTTGTCTGTTTGGTAGTTAAATCTATCTCCCTAGCTTCAGTTGAGGCTTGATATTCGGCTAGCCTGCGGTTTAATTCTTTAGACTGGTTAGTTATTACCTCCTTTTGGCTTTCTATGCCCCACTGGGCTATTTTCTGCCTCTTTTCGTTGTCAATAACATTCAGTTCTCGCTCGCCAACCTCTGATAATTTTTCCTCTAGCAGTTCTAGGTTCACTTGGTATTTAACCCTTAGCATATCAATTTCTAGTTTTTCAGCCTTTACCTTTGAATTGTATTCCTCGAGTTCCTGCCATTTAGCAGTGATAGGTATTAAAGCCTCTTTTTTTCTTTGCTCCAGGTTTATTACCTCGGATTTTAATTCTCTTATCTTAACGGACTGGGCTTCTTTTTCTTCTGCCAGCACGTTTGCTTGTCTAGCCAGGGCGATATCAGTTTCCAGTTGTATGTCGTTTAATAGTTTCCTTTTTACTTCTAGCGCTGAATCAACTGTAATTGCCCTTTTTAGATTTATCTCCGTCTGTTTTTCCTTTGTGGTTAAAACTTCTACGGGAGTAAATAGTTTCATATTATTTTACACCGTCGAATTCACCAGTTGATTTTTCGTCTTTTTTATTATCTTCCTTTTTAGAATCCTCTTTGGTTGTTTTAAGTTTAGCAATTTCTTCAGCTCTAATTTCGGCACGAATCTTGTCCATAAATGGGGTTTCTTCGCCCAATTTAATCTCTGAAATAGTTTTGTCTTCAAATGGTTTACGTAAGGTAGGGTTGTTGACAGCGTTCTCGGCTGACTCTCGTTCTTTTTTATCAGCAAGTTTAGCTGCTACTTTGAAAATCTCTCGGTCTACAAAGTGTTTTGTAATCATTAGGGCTTCAAATTGCCCCAATTCTCTCATTTCACCTGGTTTAAGGGTGATCGAGTAAGCTGGGCTAGTTGTAATTATTCTGTTGTCGTTGTAAGCCGTTTCAGAACCAAATTCTTGGGTGAAAGACTCATCACTCCAGTTGTTAACAAGGTATCGTTTTGTTTTATCATAGACTCCTTCGAAGTCTAAAAAGCTTCTTGGCATAGTTTTATTAGTTAGTGAATTAGATGGCTCTACAAGGAGGCTCTCGAAAGAGCCCCCCAAAGAACCAACTAGTCCATAACTAGGAATACGGTGCCGTATTCGCCAGTGATGTTTGTCCCAGCTGCATAAGCAAGGATTGGAGTTCCAGCAATAGCAGGAGCTAAGGAACCAATTGTTCCACCCTGTAATACACCTAAAGCGATTCCACAAGTTCCAGTTCCTGTTTCAAGACAGGAAACCATACCGTGGGTCTGAATCCAACCGTAGTAACCGTTAGTCACGATAGAAGGAGATACACCGACACAGACGTTTGTCATTGTTGCAGGAGTAACAACGATTCCTCCGTAGATGTCAGCACGTAATTGAATTTTTGAAGAAGTTGTCAAAGCAACTCTGATTGGGTCTTCTAAATAGATAACCATACCAGTAGCACCAGAAACTGCGGTGTTACCAGCGATTTTGTAAAGTTGACCTAAACCAGGGGTAATAACAACACTCAAATAACCACCTGCCAAGCCATTGGCTGTAGCGTAAGTTACGGAGCTTGTTAATGTTACTGAGGTTGCGCCTAAAGCAGCTGCGGCAATAGACAAACCACCTGAAGGAGATAAGTTTGTAGTGTCTTCAGCTGGTCCCTGATAAACTTTACCTGGGACGGTAGATGTTGCACCAACTAATGCGTAGCGGAAGCCACGACCATCGTCGGTTTCACTGTAGGATCCCAAGGACATTTGCTGTGTGGATGAGTTTGAATAAACATCAGCACCAGCAATCATTGGGAAGCCAGTTAATTGAGTCGCCATAATAGTTTTCGTTAATTAATTAATTCTAAGCACAAGCGAAGATACCTGATTGTGCTACCATTCTCCAAACTGTTCCGTCGCATACCAATGTGATAGTATCACCGACGACAGCTGTTCCCTGGGTGTTTGTTAAGGTTGTTCCACTTAACGCAGTTCCAGTAGCGCTTGTTTTACATTTAATTGTGCCACCTGTCACTGTGAACCCAGTTGTTGTGTTGGATACAGTGAAAGTGTACCAGAGCCCGTTAGCGGCTGTTGGCAAAGTCCAGGATGGACTGCCACTTGTAGAAGCGTTGTTAAATGTTCGGCCAGATTGTGCTGCTGTTAAAACCACGGTGGCTCCGACTGCTGCACTGTCTGTGTTTGTTCTAAGAACTGCACCTGATGGGATACCTGCAGTGAAGACTGGAGCAGCGGTAAAAGTAGCAACGCCAGTGAAGGAAGATGACCCTGTTACTGCGGCTGTTCCTGTTACTGTTAAGTTTCCACCTAATGCAGCGTCTCCCCCAGTATTTAACCCGTTATACTTCACGACTGGTACGTAGTCCTCTAATAAGATACTCATATTTTTGTAGACCCTCTCTTGTAGTCTTTAAACTCAAGGTAAAAGGTAAATAGGTTAATTAAACGCCAGTGATACCAGTCAATTTACCGTGACGACGTGGGTTATCAGTTACCAAGTTACCACCCATTACGATGAAAGAGTTGTAAGCTAATTGGTTGGTTGATTTAATCCAGCCAGTCCAGAAGAAGCCTAAGTTAGAAGCATCGCTGTAAGAGTTACCAGCAAATAATTTGCCACCAACCTTTACAGGTTTACCAGCGAAACCGCCTGAATCTTCAGAGCCACCAAATGTTGGTAAACCGTGGAAGTTCAAGAAGTCAGTGTTAAGCATAAACATAACACCTGATGTGCATTTACGATCAGCCATTACTGGAAGACCTGCGAATGCTAAAGCGTCAAAGCCAGTGTAGCCTTTGAAGTTAGGTGCAACGTTTACTTCTTTCATAATCTTCTCTTGTGGTTGAAGCAAAGTTTCATACAAAGCCCAAACAGTGTAATCTGTATAGCATTTTGTAGGAGCAACAGAAGCATCAGAAATAGCGTTTGAAAGTGTTCTCATCTTATAAAGAGATAAGGCACCACCAGAAGCAGTATTTGTGGACTGCAAAGTTGTGTAAGTGGAACGGGAAAGACCGCCAATAGCTGATGTATCATCAACGATGTTAGCCAAACCGATGAAATCTTTGTTTGCGTTGCCTGTGCCGTCAGCATAGAACTGGACACCAATAGAATCGGCTAAGTCCTGGGCTCTGGACATCATTTCAACTTCTGTCAAAGATAAAACTTTAGCAGCAGTGTTGTTCGCAGCAATATCTGTAACAGCCAAAGCGACGTTAGCAGCATTAAAGCGAGGGTTGTATTTAGCAACAACACGAGTATCAGTGAAAGAAGTAGCAAGAGCATCAAATCCGCTGAAGGATTGTGTAGCTGTTCCTTTTTTGTATTTCAATGGGAAATCAATTGTAGCTGCTTTGAATTCTTTTGTCTTAGCAAGCAATTCTGTGGTTAAGAGGTTGCTACGTAAAACTGTGTCGACAACTCTTGGAGCAATGTATTCCAAAGTTAAGGTGTCAACCTGGTTATTATAAGCCATAATAATTGTAGGTTATTTTTTTAAAGTTTACTCTCCCATAATCCCCCTACGCTAGGGTTATAGTTTGCAAAAGCGTCGTTTACTCCTTCGCTCTCGCTAGATGAACCTGTGATGGAAACAACTCGTCTTCGTGCTTGGTTTTTTTCAACCTTAGCATTTTGGTTTCTTAGGGTATAAATCTCAAATGCCTTGTCAGTGGACATCAGTGGTGCAATATAATTGCCCTTGTCGTCCTTAGCGGTAAATTCATCCTGAATATCTAGAACAGCGGATTCCTCCGTTTCGCTTAGTTTCCTACCAAGCTTTTCCTGAAAGTTGTCTAAGCCTTCCTGTATGTAGTTCAGGTTGTCTTCTACTTCTTGCTGTTTCTGATTTTGGTGATTTTCAATATCTTCTAATAAACGGTTACGAGATTCCTCATAGGCTCTCTGTTGACGGCGTTGGTCGATTTCGTAGGCTTGGCGTGATTCTTCTGAATCTCCCCATAGCTCTAACCAATCTTTCAAATCATCCGTCGTTTCCTTGTTGCCGTCAGACTTCTTTGCTTCACTTTGTGATTCTAGAATTGCTAACCGCTCTTCGGCTCGTATTCTAGCTTCGTTGACAGTTTCAAAGCGTGAGTAAGGGACTCGTGCCTTATCGGCTACAGCGTCTTCATCGGTAGGCGCAGAAACCTGTTCCTTTACTTCTTCTTGCGTGACTTCATCGGATTCATCTGTTTCTTCTTCCTCGTCAGCGTCGACAGGGAAAATTCCTTCAGATGAACCATTATCGATTTTGTCGATTTCTTCTTGTGGTATTTCAAACATATCTTTCTACGGGGTATTGTGGCGTAGCCCTAGCGCCTATTTAATTTGTTAGTCTAGAACTGAATGTTTTTTTTCGTAAGCTTCTTTGGCTTTTCCATTAGAAACATTTCGTAAATGTTTTGGGTCTTTCAGCATATTATACATTTTGTCAGCTGAACTAAGTTTCTTTGCCATACGCTCCTTTTTATCTTGGGATTTGGATTCGTGGGCTTCGTTATTTCTTTTCTTAAATTTAGCCATTGAGACAGCGTCTTTATCTAGTCTTGTCATATAATTATTTTTTAAATGGATGATAAGCTGAGTGCTTCATCTGTTTTAATATTTTCTTAGCCATTTTTTCTTTCTTGTCCTTTAGTGCTGGTTTAATCTTAGTGCCAGGCTTACGCTTTTCTTCGTCGTGCATTTCAGAGCGTTCGTTGGCTTGGTTTTCTAAGTGTTCGTCTAGGTTTGACATATTATTTTTTAGCCTTTTTAGTTTTTTGTTCTAAAATACGCTTTTTAACGCTTTTTGGAATAATTACTTCATCACCTAGCTCGACGATACCAGTTAAATTGTTCATTTCTATTTCTTCTTCAGTAACAATGTGAACAATGTCTTCGCCAATTACACCAAAACCCTGGCAGTCGGCACATACTTTGTTCTGATTTTCTAAGCCAGTTCCCTGGCAAGCTTCACATTTCATATGTTTATTTTATTTATAGCAGAGTGGGAATTCCGCTCACCCTGGCTCCCTATTGTAGGGGAACGCTTTGTAATAGTTGTTTTGATTGAACTGCACCAGCTTCATTAGACGGTGCGTCGGGGGCTGGAATTGGGGCTTCTTGACCTGTCATTGGGTTTACCGCCGGACCGCCTGTTCCTGGTTGTTCGCCTGGTAACGGGGCTTGTGGGGCTTGTATCCGAAAGCTTGGTAAATACATTTGAGGCTCAATCATTCCTTTGCCTAGCATTTGCCACTTGATAAGAGCTTCAGTTGCTGCGGTTGGGTCTGGGAAGTCAAGCTTCTTGTATAAGGTCAATGGGTCAATAGCGTTCTGGCTCCAAAGGTCTACTGCTTCATTACGTTGAGTCAATGGGTCTTTAGGTATCAATGAGCCTTCCTTTACGGTTACAGTTATGCTTTTGTTAAATCTGCCGTTATAAAGGCTAACTAACTCGTTGCCCTCCTCTGACCCTAAGATATTAAAGTAATGCTCGGTGTCGTAGTGAACATACATCATTTGCACCCATAGATTGTAAACTGTGTCAGCTGCTTGCTCAATGTATTCAGTGATTCCTCCGCCAATACGGCTGGCGTCCATTTGGGAAATCATTATCTTGCCCCTGGCTGATTCTTCACTTTTAATGCCCGATGGGGTTGATCCTGATGTGCCAAAGATGTTGGCTAAGTTCTGTTCAGACTTGTTGACTGACTCCCAAACATCTGAAGGCAGTTGTGGTGGACCGTCAAACTTGATTGCAGTATTTACATCACCCATTACACGAATAGCAGCACCTCTACGTTTAGCACCTGCAGCTTCAGCCGCTTGCTCTTGGGTCATTATTCTGCCGTCTACGATTATGCCGTTGTTTTGTCCGTCAATGTTTCGGTCGAGCTGTCTGTATCTTTTATTGATATTATCCTGTTGTGGGATATTCTGTAGTACTAAAGAAGTTTCGTCGTGTGGTTGCTTGCCTAAGCTAAAGATAGAAAGAAAGACGTAAGGCGCCGTAGGTTTAAGTAAGTGGTTGCGCCCAATAACTTGTTCAACCATTGTCTGCCCTGTTTCTGCGTCAGTCCTTTGTTCTTCACCGTCGTAGTTCCAGTGTGGGTTTTTAAACTTTCCGAGACACTTCTTTGTTCCTAGTGTAAAGAATACTTCTGTGTTTCTATACCACCATTTTGTATAAGTAATTTTTGTTCCACCCTTACCGCCTGCTGCGTTCATAATGTAGCCTTTGTGCTTAGGAAACATAACAGCAAGCTTTGATGCAGTCATTTTGCAGTCAATGCCAAAGTATTCACCAATAAAGAAACCAGATTCATCAATGTAACCGTCCTTGTCAAAGGTAAACCTCTGCGGATTGATTACACTTGTTTTTATGTCATCAACTTCGCTGTCGTATTCCACCTCTATGGCTCCAATAAGATAAATCATCCATTGGCGAGTCATTTTAGCTAGTTTTCTGCGTAGCTTTTGGGTATCAGCTTGGTAGGCTAAAACCTCCTTTAGTTCTTTGGCTAGGGTTTGACCCTCATCAGTATTGTCAGAACTAACTAATGGCTCCGGATTTGAACGGGTAGCAATAGGCAAAAAGGTTTCAATAGCTTCGAACAGCTTATTGACTACAGTGTCCTTGCCCTCAATGGTGTCAACCATATCAACCTTTTGCTTGCCTAACCAATATTGGGTTGACTTTTCTTGTACCTTTTTAATGTCAGGGTAATAGGTGTCGTAGTCCTTTTTCCAGGCGGTGACAAGCGTTGTTACCTGCTCGTCAGTAAAACTGGAAGTATATTCGTCTTTTACGTCTTCAGCTACTAAACCATCACTGCTTTTAGCTTTGTTAACGTTAGAAAAAAGACCCTCAGCCTGTTTGACTGCGTTGAATATTGCTCCACCTTGAATCGTATTGTCTTCCATATCTTAGTAACCCTGGCTAGCGAAATCGTTGCCTGGGTAAATTATTTGTGATTCCCCGTCTTTGAACTTATCGGCACCAATTCTCCAAAGGACAGTGGCTAGAGCTCTGTGGTCACGTCCATTACGCACCCACTTAATCCCTCTAACTTGGTTTGTTTTATTATCAAATATCTTAATGCGTGATAGGTTTTGCCAGTCAAGGAAGTATTCATACCAATCAGACTCAGTCCCTTGTAAAGGCAAGCGTTTGTTTCTAAACTCATCTACTACCCATTGTATTCCACGTTCTCGGTCTACGCTGGCTTGTCCTAGCTTATCGCCTTCGCCCCAGGTGTAAATGTCGTTGTCTTTTCTTTCACCCGTGAAGTAGCAAAGGGTAACTCTCCCTGCCCATCTCTCGTAAAACTGTCTTGAACCTATTAAATCGCCACCAGCGTCCATTACTACAACCATTTTATTCCAGCGTGTCATCAATTTGTCTAGTTCGTCGTAGTTCTGTGCGTCACCTTGATAGAATAATCCTAGCCTGTTGTTGCCTAATACATAGTCTAACTTTAATCCTGTATCAACACCCATTATTACTCTTTCATTTGATTCAGGTGCGGCGCCTTTTCCAGATAGGTTTTGAAATAGTTGCTGTTGGGTAAGTTTAGAGTCTCCACCAGCATAGGGTAAGCCAAGAACATAGTTGTAGAAGTATTCTGAGCTTTTTTCCGCATAGTCTTTTAATATCTTGTCGGCGCTTATCCAGCTACAAATTAGTTGTGGCACCCAGTAACCTGAAAAGGGTTTGTCTATTCCATTCTTTTCCTGCCAAGCTTTACTGTATTTAGGTATCCAACGCCCGTTCTCTCTGTCCTCATCTTTTAACTCGCACTTGCAGTGCTTACAAATATAAACTCTTTTAGTGGTGTCAATGTTTTCAGGAAAGCTTAGATATTGTTCTTTATTACAGTGTGGGCAAGTAATAAACCAATGCTTTTGGTCGCTTAACTGCCATTGCTTATCTACACCGTAGTCAACTGAACTAGGGTGGGAAAAATACCAGCGCCATCCGTCCTTCTTAGCTTGTAGTCTAGTTTCGTATTGTTCAATAACACTAGGGTCAGAGGCGTCGACCTCATCGTGGATATTTAAGTCAGATGACACCATCATAGCTGACTTGGTTGTGTAACTTCCTCTATAATGAATAATGTTCTCGCCCACGCTCTTTTGCTCTACGGTGTCGTGGTCTTTCACCCAGCCTTGTAACACAGGGTTCTGGGCTACAATGCGGTTTATCTTTCCACCAGCCATATCAGTTACGTCGCCTGCAGTAGGTAAGGTGTAAATGATATCCTTCTTATACTTCATTGCTACATAAAGGCTTTTAATAATCTGTGATACAGTCATTCCAATCTGTGGGGCTTTTAATATAACTTGCAAAGGGCTTAGGTCGTCTATAATGTCTTTTAAAAACTTCCTATGGACGAACTCTAAAGGGATACCAGCTTCATTTTTAATATTATACTTCTTTATCCATAAGCTCGGTAAAGCCTCCCTCGCTTTGTTTATTTGTTCTGCTGTTATCATCTTCCATTTCACTTAGTTTCTTTGCAAGGGCTATATCTTCTGGAGTAATGCTATTAAACAAAGGTGCTCCATCTTTGCCTGTGTTTTCTGTCCGCTTGCTATAGTTCTCTTTGTCTAATGTTTCTTTGACAAACTTAGACATATCAGCTACTACCTTTAAACTGTCTTTGTCACTGATACCTAAGCATAGTATTCCATCAATGTTTTTATCTGCTAACAAAAGCTTCCTATCTCTCTTCCAGCCTTCAATCTTATCAGTAATATTTGCATAATTATCGCAATGCCAATGATATAAAGTGCTTTCAGATATTTTGCAAACCCTAGCTGTTTCTCTTAGGTCGTTACCGTCCATAATAGACTTTTTGATTTCAGCAAATAGTTCGTCTGTTAAGTCTGTTGGTCTTCCTGCTTCTGCCATACATTTAGTTTGCGCACAGTAAGGGAATTGCACCCTCGTTGATCGTTTATGGCGATTGTCCTCGCTGCTAGACGAACTGTGCAAAGGCTATGCCTTATTAATTTCTTTTAAATCTTTTTCTTGTGCCTTAGCTTCTTTATGTAACCCTACTTTCTTTAGTTCGGGAATAATTCTTTCGTGTTCAGCTTTGGCGGCTTTCTTTGACATACAATACTTCTTGTCTTGGTTAGTCATATTATTTCCACTGGTTAAGCCTGGTGTCCCTTACCTGGTTGTAAGTCCGCTCATATTCCTTTCGGTAAGTTGGATTGGTGTTCTTGTCAATCTTCTGAAAATTGCCATTAGCATCAGCCAAGTCCTTGCGGTTCTTAGTAAATATTTGGTCAGCTTCAGCTCCTATAGCTTTTAGCTTGCCAGCCATATCAAGTTTTTTGTAATCAATTTTGTTTGCCATATTATATAATGTTCATAGCCGAGGGGTAATACTTGTAATAAAGATTGCTCCCTGGCTGCACGATATCTCTTTTAAATATTTTTGAATAATCTCTGTTGTTAAATCTTCCAGTTTCCCTTTCCTTGCGTAGTATGTTTACTTGCTTGCATTCACGACACACAACCCTAATTCCATCTTCTGTTTCATTAGTGGTTAAGTTGTCGTGAGCGAAGTTTATTCCGTCACAATAGCGCATATACCTTCACTGTCTGAGTTTATAAAGTAATACTGTTCTCCCTCATAACCAATAATGTCTGTAGCCCACGCCTTGAAGAAAATCATATCACCAATATTAAACCCTTTCACGTTTTCTCCTAGTGCTATTATTTTACCATACTCTGTTGCTGCAGATAGAGAGGAAAGGTCTAATTTACCAGCCGTTGGTTTTTCAATGGAAATCTGTAATTTATTTCCAATAGGTTTAATATTCATATTATTTTTCAATTTTAGCATCAACGACTACACAATGGGTCGTGATAAATACACTTGAATTACTGACGGCGTTCTCTAGACTAACCCTTTCAACTTTAGTAGGGTCAATTATTTCTGATTCAATCATTTTGCAGTAAATATCATCTTTGGCGTTATAGCCCATACCTGCTGGCATTTTTATAACAACCTCCTCATACTTCTTGTCAGCATTTTCACAGATAGTTCTCAATGGTGCTGTTAGTGCTTCTTTTAATATAATTTCACCAACTGTCATTGGTTGCATATCTTGTGCTGTTCTCCAAAGAGCCATACCACCACCCTCAACAATTCCTTCTTCTAGCGCTGCTTTTACCGCCGCTACCGTGTCATCAGTCTTGTGTTTTTTGTAAACTCTATCTAAGTCGGTTGTGCCGCCAATTTTAATAACAGCAATCCCTCCAGTAAGTTTAGCAATACGCTTTTTAATTTCAGCCTTTTCAAATAAGTTTTCACACACTTCAGCCTGTTCTTTTAGTCGGTTAGCAAGCTCTTGCCCTGACGCTGTCTTAGCAATAAATAATGATTTCTTACTGTTAGCGACAACTTTGTCAGCGCTTCCTAGGTGTTCTTTCACATTTAAGTTTTTAAATTGCACGCCTGTTTCATCACTAATCATCGTGGCACCAACTGTGGCACAAATATCTTCTAATTGGGTTCCCACCACTTTAATAGGCAAGATGTTGCAACCACCACGAGCTTTTGTGTTAGCAAATACCCCCAAAATGGTGGCGTCAAAGTCTGCGGCAACAACTACTATTTCACCAATTTGACTATTGTCTAATTGTTCAAATAAAGGTTTTACGTCCATTACTGTTGAAATCTTTTTGGCTGAACAAAGAACTGGAATATTCTCATAGGTGGCAACTGCGCCAATACCATCATTTGAAAAGAAAGCGTTTACAAAGCCATTATTACACTCGTAGCCCTCTTGAACATCGGTGCTGGTTTCAAAGGTCTTTGATTCTTCAACTACAATTGTTCCCTTTTCCCCTACTTTTTGAAATACATCGCATACAATATTGGCAATTTCTTCACTTTCAGATGAAATAAGGGCAACTTTTTTAATATCGTCCATTGTAATTGGGGTGGACATATCTTTTAAGTTTTCAACCATAACATCGCAAGCGTTCTTCAAGCTGTTTTTAATAACCATTGGGCTTTCAGGTCTGGTTAACGATAATCTGATAATTTCCTTTAATAGCACAGCAGTTGTGGTTGTTCCGTCGCCAACATCTTCATTGGTTTGTGAGCAGGTGTTTTTAACAACCCAGGCACCTAAATTTTCATACTTGTCTGGGAACGAAATAGATTCTGCAATAGTGCTTCCGTCATTTGTGATGTGCGGAAGGATAGAATCTTCAATCATTACGTTTTTCCCTCTTGGTCCGAGGGTGCCAGTAACGGCATCAGCTGTTTTGTATAGACCGACTAGGACTTTATCCATAGCCGTTTTACCGAAGGATAGTTCTTTTGACATAATTGGTTCTTTTAATTTTTTAGAAGGTCATCAATACTTGTGCCTTCACTTTTAAATATTTCTTTTGACTGGTCTTCGTAAATTATTTCAGCACCATTTACGCTTACATCAGCCATTTTACTAATAACTTTGTCGGCACTACTCACCACGAGTTTGCCATATTTATTAAAAATCATCTTGACTACTTCAAGTGCTAACCAACAAATAAATAAACAAAGGGCAAAGCCACAAAAAAAACCGTATAAAAACATACTACTTTAGCTTATTTAGTAATTTTTTATCGGTTATTGTCATACTTTTAATTTTTAGCTGTTTGATACTGTTTTCAAACTCAGCTATTTTAAATTTTAAATATTCCGTGTCGCTATATTCTATTGCTTCTTCTAATAATTTTAGAAAATCACTTTTCCTTTTCTTCAAAACCTTTATTTGGTATTTAGTTCTGATAGTCTGTGATATCATCTTTTTATACAGAAATTGACCAGATGGAAACTGCGTCCTCTGGGTTTATTTTCTGTTCTTGATTTTTGGAACTGCAATAGTATCCATTTTGAAATCAATTCTTATTATCTTATCCACCCATCCAAAATGAACAGGTAGTGACTATGAAATCAAGCGCACCTTTTAAGTGGGCAGATAAAACAATAAACACTGAAAGAAAGTTTAGTGCTGAATAGGCTTGCGTCCATATCAGCCGTGGGTTGCCCACGAGGATTCTGAAATCTTATTTGTCAGCCCTTTCAGACTGTCAGGTTACAGAAATCTTTCCACCTGATTTAATTATAACATAGCAATGCCTTTAAAACAAGAGATGCAATTTTGGTAATATTAAATAAACTACACCCCCTTGACATAATAATTTTTTTAAACTACAATGGAGTTAACAATATGAAATGCCTAAATACTCAATTTAATTCAAAGGACCGAAAGGTTTCTCTATACACGGTAGTCAATCCGTGGCACCTCTTGAGTGGTGTAGGCAATAGGGAAGCCTCTCGGTTTTTTTAATTATATGAACAACGGCTGGATTAAAATAAACAGAAAAATACTAGATTGGGGTTGGTATCAAACCCCTGAAACAACACACTTGTTTTTGCATCTTTTATTGACCGCTAACACCGAAGATAAGAGCTGGCAAGGGCAAGTAATAAAACGTGGGCAATTAGCCACTGGGCGTGTTTCTCTTTCAAAAAACACAGGAATTTCCCAACAAACTATACGCACTTGTCTCGAAAGGCTAAAATCAACCAGCGAAATAACCATCGAATCAACCAGCAAATTTTCAATTATCACTGTTATAAAATATAATGATTACCAGTCTAACGCAAAAGACCAACCAGCGAATCAACCAGCGTATCAACCAGCAACTAACCAGCAACTAACCACGACTAAAGAATATAAGAATAAGAAGAAGAGAAAGAATATTGCGGAAGCTGTCGCTCCGCTCGAAAGTTCAGCTTTAGTTCCTATTAGGGATATACCAGACCTATTAAAAGACAAACAAAAACATATCCAGATAATAGGACTTTATGCAAGGGCTAAGGATGTTCCTTTTACTAGCACAGAGCACCAAAGTTCGTTTATTAGAAGAAACCTGCGTAGCGCCCAGAATTTAGCTTCCTATGGTATGCCTAGGATAATAGAGGTGATGAAGTATTTACGTGATAATGCGGATTTTAAGTGGACGCTAGAATCAGTGGGAAAATTTATTGACGATGACTTGACAGCAATAAAAAGCAAAAGTGATGACAACGAGGATATTATTAAAAAAATATTAAATTCATAAAACTATGAAAAACTACAACTTTAACGAATTGATTAAAAAATACAAAGAATCATTCGAATACATAAAGTCAGAAGACAAAAGAAAGCCAAATATTGACAATTATGTTGAATGGAATAATTGCCTTATGACTATATGGGAATACGAAATGCTAACCGATATTGGGGCTATTAACAAACAGGGAATAATTTGCGACTACCCAATTTTATCAGTAACTATTAAAAGCAAAAACGGAGAAAAAGACATAACCCAGGACTTTGACGGCAATATACACATCATACGAACAAAAGCTGAGGAATTAAAAGCCAGTGGACAGGCTACTAACATAAAAATAGTTTACTGCCCCAGGGTTTACAGTCAATGGGTAATGTATAAAAAAGAGCAACAAGAAAATGCACTAGCTTCAAAATATGCCGAAGAAATTAACACACCGCTAGTATCAGCTTACCGAGAAATACCAGCAAATATCTTTTAACTAATAAACATATAATTAATTTACAAAACTATGGAAATGTTAGAACAATCAAACGGAGCGCTAAGAAGTCGTTATATCGAGCCACCATTCAGCGTTATTGACGCTAAAACTGGCTTATGGAAAGCAAGGAAAAACAAATGGAAAGAGTTAGGTATTAAAAGTGAGTTAGGCAGAGATGCAACTTGCCTTATTGGCAAGACTGATTCTGATTATATGCCGTCAATGGAAACTGGGGTTAGTGTGTTTGACCCAGCTTTGTGTGAACTTCTTTATACCTGGTTTGCCCCTGCTGGTGGTAAAATACTAGACCCATTCGCTGGCGGAAGTGTTCGTGGCATAGTGGCTAGCAAAATGGGTTATGACTATACAGGCATTGAACTACGTGCCGAGCAAGTTGAAAGTAATGTTGAGCAAGGCAATGAAATTTGCCCAGGCAAAGAACCAGTTTGGATTTGCGGAGATAGCAACAAAGTTCTTGATACAATAAACGACAAATATGATTTTGTGTTTAGTTGTCCACCTTATGCAGACCTAGAGGTGTATTCAGACGACAAGGCTGACCTTTCAAATAAGCCCTATGACGAGTTTTTACTCCTATATCGCTCCATTATAGCGAAAGCGGTGTTAAAACTTAACGACGGGGGCTTTGCGGTGTTTGTCGTGGGAGATGTCAGGGGAGTAGATGGCTATTATTATGACTTTATTAGCGACACCAAAAAAGCCTTTATAGAAGCTGGCGCTAAACTTTATAATGAAGCTATCTTGCTTGACCCTATAGGAACAGCAATGATTAGGGCTAATAACACTTTTGCCAGTAAAAAATTAGTAAAGGTTCATCAAAATATTTTATGTTTTAAAAAGAGCGGTGATATTGATGAAAAACTAAGACAAAAAATAACCACTGGATACGAAAAAACAAAGATATGTCCTGATTGCGGTAGCAAGTTTGTCTTTAAAATGACTGGTGAAAAAAAAGGTAAAATTTGTTGTGAGGAATGTTTCTGTGAGTGGTAATAATTAACAATTTAATTAACATAATTAGCTTGTCGGCTTATGTTTAGACAATTTCAATCAGACAATTTTATTGATTGCCTGGATAACGAACACTTTCACTCACCTGATAAGGGCTGTGAATTAACAACAATAGAAAATTACCATTATGGAATTAATGGTGAAAAAAGAAGGGAGTGCAATGAAGAACACTGTTTCAATCAAAAGTGCATTACCCACAACATTATTTGCTCTAAGACTGGGTGGGCTTTGCACCACTACAACGGGCAAGACAATAGGAGTATTTTTATGGTAGGCACTTGCCTGCGGTGCGGAAAGAGATACTACTCATCTAATAAAGAAAAAATATACTGCATTAGGTGCTTAAAAGAAATGGAAAAGATTTTTAGGGAAGCAAACAACTTGCCAGCTGATAAAAGAAAAGAAGCAGGGCTAAGAACTTACCTAAAAAGGGTGGCTGAAAAAGGAGAATAATCTTTAAAAAATAAAATAGTTTATCCACAGCCCTAAATTTTAGCTATAATTAGTTAAATAAACACCCTTGTTTTAAAAATAAAATGGTGGTAGTATTTAAGAGTAAAGAACACAGCCCCTGAGACTTACGACGAAAGACGGTTTAAGCCAATAGGCAAAAACACAACAAGTAACCCGTAAGCCCTGGGGGCGGTTCTAACAAAATTTATAAATTAGCTAACGACTAAAACTATGTATCAATTTAAAGACTTATTCGACGCCGACAAGAACATAGGCGAAGATAAAAAAGAAAGAAGCAAAATAAGCGTTGGTTCACTTATTACATTAGAAACACTTTACCCTAAAAATTAATTACAGCGCTAACGGCGCTAACAAAACTATGAACAAGGAATTGGCACAACAAGCAGGACTTATTTATTCAGGAAAAGACTTTGAAGGAAATGATGATTATATTGGCACAACCGCCCAGTGGAGTGAATACACAAAACTAGAAGAACAAGAAACCCAAGAACTTTTAGAAGAAAATAACAAGCTAGATTATCAAGAGTCAATGGCTTCTGATATCGAAGATTAATTATATGAATTACTTTTCTAATTGTTGCGGTGCGGTAGGAAGTGAAGTGGTGAGGGGTATGGGTATATGTCCTGACTGCAAAGAACACTGTGATTTTGAGATGGAGTTCGATGAAGATGAAGAATAATTATATGAAAAAAGATTACGCTAAAAAGTTTTGGGTTAAAACCCCTTTAGCAGAAAGAAAAATGAGCGAGTTTATGTGGTTTGCCAGTTTCGCTCTTATAGCAGAAGTTTGCGTGTTATCATTTATACTAATTAATCAATAAAACTATGACAATTGAAATCAATGGCTACAAAGCCGAGTGAACAATCGAAGAAGTGCTTAAAGTGCTGACTTCGTTAACGGTTAAAAAAGAAGAAAAGCCTGTAGTAAAAAAGACAAGAAAACGCCACAGTAGAGCCCTTTGGACAGATGAATAATTAAACAATCTAATTGACAATATGGGTTCTATGACAAAAAAACAGTTAAAAAAACAGTTCTTTCCTAGCAGAACAATAGGTTCTATTGGAGCAATGATGTTTAGGTTAAGAAAATAATATGAAAACAAAGGAAATGGTTGAATACTGCCTGAAGGCATACCCAGAAACAGCCAACAGTGATGTTCAACTAACATTTAGGATAATTCACCTCTTTTATAACCAGCACATAAGAATAATAGACGGAAAATGGTGGGTAAGTTGCGAAATCCAAAAGATTATTAGGGAAGACCACGTCAAAAGAATAAGGGCTAAGTTTAACGAGGAAGGAAAATATCTTCCAACTGACCCTAAAGTAATTAAACAAAGAAGATTAAATGAGCAGGTTTGGCACGAGGAATATTCCCCGTCTAATCCAGCCCGAGGGTAACATTTATGAAAAGCTTAGTAGCCGTATTGGCAAAAATACAAAAAGAGTTAAAAGCCCCAAAGAACCAAAAAAACACTTTTGGCAACTACAATTACCGAAGTTGCGAAGATATTTTAGAAGCTGTTAAGCCTTTAATACCAGCCGAATATACACTAACAATTAAAGATGAAATGGTTCAATTAGGCGACAGATACTATGTGAAAGCTACCGCATCAATTACTAACGGTGAATCTGTTATAAGAACTTCAGCATTCGCACGTGAAGCAGAATTAAAAAAAGGAATGGACGAAGCACAAATAACTGGTTCAGCATCTTCATACGCCCGAAAATACGCCTTGAATGGCTTGTTCCTAATTGACGATACAAAGGACGCTGACACTAGAGATAATAGTAAAATTGATATTGTAGATGAGCTTAAAAAGAAAGTTGATGCCATAAAAAGTGTTGAAGATTTGAGAGATTTCTATGCAAAACATCGTGGTTACGGAGCTGACTTTGATAAGTATGTTGTTGAAAAGTCTGCGTCATTTAATTTATGAAAATTTACAACAAAATAGAGCAAGGAAGCCCAGAGTGGTTCAGGGTTAGAAAAGGAAAAGTAACCGCTAGCCACGCTACTGCCATTGGAAACTACGGCAAAGGCTTGCATACTTACGTCAAAGAGCTAATGTCCGAATACTTTTCTAGTGGTGAGAAAGAAAACTATTCTAACGCACACACAGATAGGGGGAATGACCTTGAACCAGTTGCCAGAAGTATGTATGAGCTAGAACAAGGTGTTAAAATAGAACAGATTGGCTTTGCTGAGTATAATGAATTTGTAGGTTGCTCGCCTGACGGAATTATAGAGCCAGACGGAATGGTTGAAATAAAATGCCCTGATGACAAAGGTTACTTCAACATCCTGCTAGAAAAAGAAAATGCCATTGCCAGCTCTTGCTTGTGGCAGATACAAATGAACTTACTTATACTTGAAAGAACTTGGTGCGACCTAATCTACTACAACCCTAACTACAAAAAATCAATGACAATTTTTAGGATTAATGTAGACGAAGAAAAACACAAAGCACTTTCAATAGGTTTTGTAAAAGCAGAAGAAATGATAACCGAGTTACAACACGAATATAACAAATTAACATAATCCAAGTATGATTAAAAAATCTAAAACAGAAGTGCTGTCTGCCGTGCAGAGAACTTACGCCACTACTGACGGAAAAGAAAAATCAATATACCGCAACATTGGTGAGCTACACACCTGGAGTAAAGACGATGGAACTTCATATCAAACAGTTGAAATCTATCATATGCCTAGTTGCAAGATTGGCGTTTACGAAAACAAAACAAAAGAACAAACTAATAAAATAAAAACAGAAAATATCCCTTTCTAAAAAACTATGTCAAACAAAAAAACCGAACGGAATTTACAGTTGGTCATTGATTACAAAACCCATAAACATATTTCAGACATTGCTCGGACGCACAATATACACCCCTCTACCGTCCGAGAGTGTCTGATAAGGGAAATGGGTGAACAGGAATACATAAATGTTAAGCACAAAATGATTGATGAAACAGCAGAACGAAACAGGAAGATTTATTTACAAAATCGTAAATCTATAAAAAGATGAACAAGCCTTGCAAACTATGCGACAAAGAAAGATTTGCTAACACGTCTTGGTGTCTGAAGCACTACAAGGAGCGTGAAAAGCAAAAGGCTACAGAAAAGTTGGCAAGAAAAAAAGAGCGAAAGGAGCAGTCAAAAGGCTACCTAAAAAGTTTAAGAAAAAAACTACACGCAAAGGCTTGGACACTACAGTCAGAATGGATTAGAAAAAAAGACGCTAACTTAGACGGTTATGTCGAGTGCTACACCTGTCTGGAAATAAAACACTATAAGGAAACAAACGCAGGACATTACAAGCACGACAGATTAGACTTTGATGACAGGAATTTAAAAGTCCAGTGTATAAAATGCAACCACCGCAACTCAGGTGAGCTTGACCTTTACGCTGAAAGGCTAATAAGTGAAAACGGATTAGAATGGTTTAATAAGTTAGTGGCTGATTCTTGGTCACACCCTGGTTATTCAGTAGAAGATTTAAAACTAATAATAGAAGATTTAAAAATAAAAATATCTTCTTTAGACAAATGAAACTTTCAAGACAGTGGAAAATAGAAGACGGAAATTTAACTGATATAGTTATTTCTTTTATAAAGAATACTAAAGGTAACTACAGATTAATATTTGAAGAGTGGAAAGAAGATAGAAGCAACCAGCAAAATCGCTACTACTGGGCTTATTTAAAGATTATTAGCGACGAGCTAGGCGATACTTCTAATGACTTACACGAGTATTTTAAGCGGAAGCACTTATCACCGAAGTTTATCTCGGCGATGGGACAGGAAATTAAAATACCAGCTAGCACAACTAAACTCACAAAAGAAGAATTTGGTAAGTATATTGACTCAATAGAATTGGAATGCGGAGTTATTGCTCCAAATCCTGATGACCTATATTTATGATTTGCTCCCTATTTTTCTCATCTCTCCTATTCTGCTCCACACCAACTCCCCCACCTTATATAGAAGTATGTTGCCGTATTACCTGCTACGAACCCACTGGCTACCGCACAGCATCAATGAAGGTCCCTAAGAATGGGATGGTGGCAGTAAGCAATCGTGCTATTCCTTTCGGCACTAAGATAGAGATAGACGGAAAGGTTTATGTAGTTGAGGATAGGACAGCTAAATGGGTTGATAAAAAGTTTAAGTATTCAACGATTGATATATTTCAAGAAGAAGGCTGTGATAACTTTGAAGGCACTAAAAATAAGTTAGTTAAGATTTATAAATAATAAAAACAATATGAAATTTAGTCTCACAAAAAACACAAAAGAATGGGGCGGAATTACATTATTCCAAATTAAGGCAGAAATGTCATTTGGTAATGTAAGTAAGGGAGAGTTAGGGGGTTATATTGAAAAGAAAGAAAATTTAAGTGAATCTGGCGATGCTTGGGTTTATGGCGATGCTCGGGTCTTTGGTAATGCTCAGGTCTTTGGCAATGCTCAGGTCTATGGCAATGCTTGGGTTTATGGCAATGCTCGGGTCTTTGGCAATGCTCAGGTCTATGGCGATGCTTGGGTTTATGACGATGCTTGGGTTTATGGCAATGCTCGGGTCTCTGGCAATGCTCGGGTCTCTGGCAATGCTTTGGTCTATGGCAATGCTCGGGTCTCTGGCAATGCTTGGGTTTATGGCGATGCTCAGGTCTATGGCAATGCTTGGGTTTATGGCGATGCTCGCTTAGAATTAAAAGCGTCTTTCACTCTAGGTTGGTTTATTGGGGGAGACGACAGTGGGAAAATTACAGAAATAACCGATAAAACTGGCTCAACTTATTGGAAAAAACAATATGTATTAGGAGATTATAAAATTGAAATTGAAGAAGAAAATAGTCTAATCACTAACTAACATTAAATAATATGAGAGAAATGCCAACCATAACTAGTCGGCATTTAAGGAGTAATTAGTAATTATATGATACCAGTATACAAAATAGTAAAAGTAAGAATGCCATATTGTCCTACTTGTGGAGAACAATTACGAGGTGATAATTCTTATATCAATCCCTATGTTTGTAAATGCGGAACTTGGAATCACGATTGGGGAGAGGTTGGATTTACAATTTACCCAGAAGATTTAACTTAAAATAATATGACTAACGAAACAATATCAAAAAGAGATGAGCTAATAAGATTCATAGATAATTGCTTTGATTTAGTCCACGAATGCTCACCTCACAATTTACAAAGAAAGAAAGAGTTTGCTATTAAAGAAATAATAAAACTTTTAGATAAACAATAATATGTCTATTGAAAAAATAAAAGAAACTTTTGAATCAAATTTCCTTGATGGTGATAAAGTAAACGATTGTGGAGGAGCTATGATAAGAGCAGAAGACATCTGGGAATTCCTCCGCACCTCTCTTGAAGAATATGGGAGGGAAGTGGGAGAAACACCAGACTTACCGATGGGTGCTTCTAATTGGATGGAACAAGGAATTAAATATGGATATTTAGAACATTTTAACTTAAAGCAATATGACCATAGATGAAGCAGTAAAGAAACTATGTGAAGCACCTTCTTGTTTGTCTAAGAGTAAGGCGAGGGAGGTTTTAAAGGAATATAGAATAGAACAGTTTGAAAAACATAGAATGGTTTTATTAGATAAAATGGAGGAGTTAATGAATTATGCTAGACAAAATAAAAAAGATTATGAAACAGTTAATGAAGCTCATTTTTCGATAGCACAAATCAAAGAGTGTTTAAATAACTTAAAGTAATTTAACAACTAAATAAAGAACAATGGGAAAAGTAACAAGAGATGACTTGATACGCTGGGAGTATATCAAGTTAGATTATTTCGCTGACTGTGAAATCTGGGGATGCGGTGATGAGCGTATTATCTGGAATCCAGTTACCGAAGAAATAACAAGTAAGTATCAAATCAAAAAAGAAAGGAGCAAGTAATGGGAAAGTGTCCTTTGTGTGATAATGATTATTCATCAGGAAACACAAAAAGGAGAAAGTCTAGGCATCATATTTACCCTAAGTATTTTTACAAGAATACACATCTAGTGGTAAATGTGTGCCAAGAATGCCACAGTGATTTTCATCACGAATTTCCTAGTCTATTGCCTTATTTGTGGACTAGGGCTAAGTGTTTAAAAAAATGGGTAAAATTCTGTGAGTCAAAAGGAAAAGACGCTTATGAAATTTATCCGCAGTTACTAACAATCAAAAAGTTTAGCAATGAAAACAAGTATTGATGTTTTAGTAGCCTTGATAGCGGTCAAAGACCTAGAAATCAAGACACTTAGAGAAAGGGTCGCTGCTTTAGACAACGAGTGTAATGAACTTTCACTTCTTGTCGGTCAGCAAACCGAGTTATTAAACAAAAGCCATCCGATTGGATTTACTCCGCCGAGTGGTAAAAATTAGGGAGGTCAAGATGATTAGTGTTGTTTACGAAGGGGAAAAGTGGTATTCAGCAATGTTGCCACGTTATTACAGGGAAGTAAAAAGTATACATCCTTGTAAATTTATTATGATCTACCGAGATAAGCCAGGTGAAGAACGGGAAACAAAGGAAGTTAAAATCGGACAAACCGAAATCTTCGAAATGTTTCCTGAAGGTTATTCTTCAGCTCTTGGTTGGGTCTAAAAAAGAGGCTTTTTAATTAAGCCTCTTATCTAATAATTTACTATTTAATTATATGAAAAATTGGGTATTAGGTGGCGCTGTTTTACTGGTATGTTTTTTTCCAAACCCAGTGTCTGCTTTTTTGTTGGTGGTAGTTTTCTATGCTTATTTTACTTCTGGCTAGCTGCCTTTTGATATAAAGCTGAACCTAATAGCCCTCCTATTTTAGACTTAACCTGACTAGCGGGAACACGTTGTCCTGCTTTGTTTAGTATGTATTGGGGTAAACCGCCAGCTAATCTTTTTTCAGCCGCCCCAGCCCCTTGATAGGCTAAATATCCACCAATCATCGGAGTGCCTAATGCTCTGCCTGCTAATTCACCTGCTCCAGCAACGCTACCTCTTAGCGCTGTGCCAAGAAATCCTGATTTAGCTTTTTTACCATTCAACATATCAAGAGCTTTCTGATAATCAAATTGCTTTTTAATAGCGTCAAATAAGTGCCTAGTTTCAGGGACTTCTTTTTTTACGTATTCGCTTAAAGCTCCGTAAAGGTTTTTGCCCACCTCTTTTTGAAAAGTAACTTCAGGGGCATCGAAAACTTTACTGCCTATTTTTCTTCCTAAGTTACTTCTAAGGGTGTTAACCTCATCAATAGTGGCTTCACCTCTGGCAAACTTATCCCACATTGTAGTATTACCAGGGTCTAACTGTTTTGCTGTTCTTATTAGGTCATTTCCATCTAGACCAGAGTGGGGCATTACCTTTGTTACGTTGTTAACCACTTCAGTCGGGTCTACTATTTTTAGAACAGCGTTTCCGCCCTCTTGCCTTGCTAATAGTTTTCCGCTTACTCGGTCATTAATCTTATCTGATAACTGATTAATATTACCCCAGCTAGTATCCACTGCGTTTTGAGTGGCGTATTTTCCGTCCTCGATATCAGGTAAAAGTCTTTCCATTCTAATCTTTCCATCAACGTCGGGTATTTCTTTAGCCGAAACCATATCCCCGAACAAACCTTTGTCATTACGTAAAGCCGTAGTGGCTTTTTTAAATGAACCCTTGACCGCTGCTTCTTCAAGTGATTTAGCAACACTTCTTTCAGCTACTCTTTCTAAGGCACGAGCCGAAGCGTTTAGGGTTACATTTTTAATTACACTCAAGCCTTTAAGAATAGGCAATGCAGTGGCAATGTTAAATACTGCGCCCATATCTTTTGCTAATTCAGGGTGAGATGTTGAAAAATCAGTCAAGGCTTTTCCTATGCTTTGCCCGACTTCTGTTCCCATAAAAGACTGAACGCCTTTTCCAATAACTTTTTCAACAGCTTTCACGCCAGGTATTAATTCAATGCCTGCGTTTACGACATCTCCTAAGCCACCTGCCGCTGCGCCTGCTGTCTGGAGTATTCCAGATAAAGGGTTTATCTTGCCTGACATAGCGTCTTTAATCGCATTGCCAGCTTCTTCCGTTCTTCCAAGTAACTGCTTGCCTAAGCCACCACCGCCAGCCTCAGCGGACGCTGACGGTGTTTCAGGAGTAAGCCCACTGTAATCAACCGCCCCTGGGTTAGAAAATGGGGCTGGATTGAAAGTAGGCGCCGCTGAACCTTTAAGTTTGTGGTATTCAGCCGCCACTTTTTCAGCATAAGCAGGGGTGTCGTATTTTACTCCGTATTTGTTTGTTCCTCTCCAGTTTTCTTTGTAGGCGTCTGGACGTCCTTCGCCAGCATTCCACATTGAAGCAATTTGTCCAACATTGTAGCCTTGGTCTTTCCATTTTTTAATCTTTGTGTAGGCAACTTGGTTTTCATTTTCCAAACTTAAAGGAGCATTTTCATCACCTAAAATTTCTTTGGCGTATTTTTTCCAGGTGCCGTGGGTAAATTGGTAACGGCTAGCACCACCCAAAGTTGAGCCTTCTGATGGGGTGACTGCCCTGTTACCGCTCTCCATTTGCCTAATAGCCTTAGACAAATTTACGGCGTCTTGGTCTAGTGTATTTTCCATATGTTTTTATTTACCAATTATATAAACCTTGTCCATTAACCTGGGTAACTCCCGAATTCATACCTCCGGAAGTTGAAACACCAGCAATTTTAGCCTGTGCGGCAGCATCCATACTAGCCATCACCTGTTGCAAACCTTGTCCTTTCATAGAAGAATCAAGCATACTGGCAGCGATACCACGTGTTGTATCAGTGGCATTTCCGCCTGCAGGTGTAAGAATCTGTGAATAAGTATTTGCGATGTCGTTAACATAGTTCTTCAACATAGCATATTTTGGGTCACTGATATTGGTTGCGATAGTTTGTAGTCCTTGGTTCACCTTGTTTAGGTCGCTTGGGTTAAGCCCAAAGGTGTTAAGTAAATCTGAAAGTTGAGCTTGCAAGTTTTTACCCTGTTGAAGAGCTGATGTCCATTGTTGAACTTGAGCAGATTGCGCTCCTGCTGTTGCCGCCTGGGCAGAGCCAACTCCACTAGCCACGTTGGCATTGAAGCTAGGGTTTATCTGTTTAGCCATATTTATCAACTGTGCGTTCAAGACAGAGTTTCCTGTTATTGAAGTAGGGATGGTTGAACCCTGGTTGCTAGCTAAAAGCTGGGCGTAAGTTTTCATTGTTTGGTAAAAAGGGTCGCTTGGTTGAACACCAGAAGCAGTTCCACCACCAATTTGCTGTCCTGTTTGGGGGTTTACCAAAGGAGTTCCATAAGGAAGTTGTGTTGGTTGAGCAAGTTGTGCGGCTGAAGTCAATCCAGATTGTTCTAGGCTTTGTCCTGTGTTTGAAAGATTTCCAGCACCAGTATAACCAGTTTGTTGGACGCCAGTTCCAGTGATATACTGGTCGATTGATTTTTGTTGGTTAGACATTAAACCTGAAAGAGCTGCACGTTTTGCTTCGTATTGCAAATCTAAAGCACGTTCAGCGCCCTGCTTAACCTCTAGAGTCATCGGAGCGGTTGAGTAAAGAGCTTTTTGTTCGGCATATTGTTTATCTAAGTCAGCCAAATCTTTTTGTGTTTTTGTATAAGCCTCATAACCTGGCGCAGATGTAGCAGGATTACTGGCAGCAGTGTTCATAAGCCCTGCAGTAGCCGCAGCGTTTTGGTTATCAGGGTTAAGAGAAGCGTTGGCTAAACTACCAAGCAGCCCTTTTGAAGTAGTGTCTATAACGGGGGCTGAATTTTGGTTAACTACTGGAGGAGTTGTTTGTAAAATTCCAGAGTTAGTTGTTGGGGCTTTCCAACCATTAGCGATAGCGTAGTCTAGGTTGCGTTTATCAGCACCAGTAGGGTCTACAATACCGTTCTTTTGGCGATCAAGCGCAGCCATTAGCCCTGTGTTTTGTTCTGCTGTAAAGGTTTTCTGAGTAGCGGGAGCAGAAGGAACTTTAGCTTGTGCTGGTGAAATAGTGTTTGCAGGGGCTGTTATGTTTTGCTCAGGCGCTTTTGCTGCAGTCCCAAATTTGGCATTCAAAGGAAGCCCAACCTGGCTAGCAAAAAAAGAAGAGGCTGAAAGGTTTTTTAACCCAGAAGCAGAGTCTTGGGGGTTACCCAATAAAATAACGCTAGGTGCAGTGTTAACATTACCACCTGAAAACGTTTGTTTGTTTTGTGGTACCAGTAAACCTCCTTTAGCTTTTAAATTGCTAGCAAAGGTAGCTGGGTTACCTAAATTTAGTGTAGCCATAATATTTTTATTTTATGTATTAACCAATGTTTCTTGGAAACAAATTTGGGTTATAAACAGGAGATTCAGTGTCAGTAAGCACTGGTGAATTGCTTTTTGAACCATACTTAGCGTCAAGCAACCCATATCCTTCTGTGTATTTAGCGTCAAAAGCCGCCACTCTGTTAGGGTCAGGAACACGAGCCGTGAAATATAGGCTTAAAGCCCTGTAAAGTGGCAAATCTTGGTAATCTTCTGGCAAAATAGGCACATCACCAATAGTAAATGAACCGCCAGCAACCGTTGCGCCTTGATATTGATTTTTTAATTCAAGGGCTGTTAGGCTTGTAACTGTAGAAATTTGATACCACTTGCCATCACCATTTGCTGCGTTTGTGTCATTTTTATTAATTTGCAACCAACCACTAGAAGCCATCCAATCCCTAAAAGCTGAACCAGTAGCAGTTACTGTGGTTGTGTTAGTTGTAACCCCAACAGTCTGTGAGGTCGTAGTTCCTGTTTTATCAGCCATTGATAAATCAGTAACTCTTTTCTTGTAATTAAAGGTGATAACATTTGCATCTGATGCTGGTGTTGGGTAAATCAAAGCTTTTCCGTCATAAATATAAAAATACTGAGGAAAATCATTGTAAAAAGGGATAACATTTAAAGAGTCAAAATGTCTTCGGGAAGGGCTTTCTTTGGGTTGATAAAGAATCCCTCCGACTTGGACGGTAATATTCATCATCTGCTCAAAATCACCTGGCAAAGAATACCCTTGCTGATTGGCTACTGTGCCACCAGGAACAGCATAACTCGTTTCATTGAAATAAAAGATGGTGGCAAGATAACGAATTGAGTCATTAATCATTCTCATTCCCCAACTGATGTTGTCGAAAGAGTTTGTTGAATTTGCTGTAGTCGAGGAATTGCCAGAAAATGTGGCGAAATCCTTGCTGTAGCTAGTAAAAGTTCTCATAAAGTTTATGTTAAATTAGAATATCTCCAAGTGCCATTTATAAAAGCGTAAATTCTTCTAGTTCCCCCTGCATCATAAAGCCTCACTGTTCCATTCTCGGGAGAATCAAGTGGATCAGAAGCCATTATATCAACTCCCGTTATATCATTGAACTCTATACGAGGAGCGTCAACACCCGTGTGGCTGTGAATTGGAATATCTGTAACTTTAAACTGCGCATCATTGGCGTGTTTTTTTATTTTGTCATCAATTTCCTTTGATACAAAGCTTTGAATTAGAGAATAAATTTCTAATGGTTCCATTTTATTATTGGGTTAAACTTCTAAGCCTAATTTCTCTTAACCTAACATAGCTAGGGCTTGAGCTGGTGCTTTTCATTTCAATTTTAAGCTGCAAAAGTTGTGATTGGTCAAAATTGACTGTGTAATAATCACTTAAAGCTCCTGCTGTGGTTGTTTCACCAATAACTGTGTAAGCGCCACTTTTGTAGTTGCGATAAGAAATTCTAATACCCTCGCCACTTACTAACGGAGTTGAAAGTCTGAACTCTATATTTTCAAATGTTTTCTTGTTCAAGTAGTTGCCAATAGGAATCAATTCAGTTTCAATAAATGATGTATATGTTTGGTAAGGCGCTGAATAAGATATGTCTATACCGTAAGTATTGGTTGTTTTCCAAGCGACTGCTAAACCGTAACCCGAAGATCCTCCAGTAAATGCATAAACAGCTGAAACTGCCGCTGTCGGGGTTGATTGAATATTTACACAACGTAAGGCATTTGTAGTTATATCAACCGCCCATAGCCCATAATAAGCCGTTGATGCTGATTGGGAGTTATTTTGAGCTGATATTCCAAAATAAATCTGGTTCTTGTTGTAGCAACAATTATTCCAAGTAAAAATAGGTTCAACCCCTGAAATATGGTCGGGCATTTTAATGTATTGGTTAGCCTGTGAACCATTTGTCACGTAAATTCTGCCCCTTTTACCTGCGAAGATATAAGTGTTTGTGTTTACCGTCAAAAGGTGGGCAATAAAGTTATCAGCAATTTTTATTGGGTTTTTTGGAGCTGTGTCGGTTGCAATCTTGCTCCAGGGGTAAATAAGATTCTGTTGCCCCCCAATAAGCAAGTAAGTTCCAAGCTCTTCTAGGCATCGAGCTATGTCAGAGTTTGGAAGTGGCAACGCCTGTTTAGCCCAAGTATAGGTGGCTGTGTTAGCAGGGTCAAAGGTTTGTCCTACTTTTTGAGTAAGTGAAGCAATATAGCTTCCGTCACAAATATAAACATAACCGTCTTGTATAGAAACAAGCGCTTCGTGAGAGTTCCCCGTTCCTGTGGTTGTATTAAAAACAGCTGTCCCGACGGCTACAGCCCCAGTGGTCGGATCCCATTCGTTTATCCAAGTCTGTGTAGAATACCCAGACAAACTATAAGGAGTATAGCAAATCCTTGAATTATAGAAAAGAAATAAATATCCTTTATACCAAATTAATCCATTACCTACAGTGTTTCTTAGCCCGACGGTAGTGGTTACATCGTTACCTAGATATACGTAGTAAGGGAAAGTTGATTTAGTGTCCCAAGCTCTTCCATTTTTATCCAAAGCTACTCCTGTGTTTTTTTCAAAATAAGTTATTTCACCCATATTGATGGTGGCAAAAGTTCCATTGCCGTTCCCTGTTATATTGATTGCGGCATTTCTTCTACAATCATTAGAAAGTTGAAATACATTACTTGAAACTTCTGTGACCCAATACGGAGTGGAAGCTGTTATACCTGCGGGCAAACTAGCCCCAGTAAAAGTAACGGCAGCGCCACTCCATAAACTACCAGCAGTAACACTAATCGTAATTGTGTCAGCCCCAGCGTCCGCTGAAACTAAATTACCAGTGCAGGTTGGAAACGCTGAATTAGTTTGGTCAAATGAAACACTAACTTCTCCTGGTATTGATATAATATTAACCCCTCGCATATCATTTATGCCCTCATAGGGGTTGTCTGATATACCTTTTTCCCAGCCGTCTATCACAATGTCCTGACCTTCAATTCGATAAGCCATTTTAATTTAAAGTTAAATTTCCGTTAAGCATAGCCTGCCAATCAATAGAATAATCAGCGTGCTTTTTTACTTCTATCCCAAAATTAGAACAGTAGCTTTCAAAAGATTTTTCATCTGAAATTGGTAAGCACATATAAACTGTTTTTGAGTTTACATCTTTTGCAATTTTTACATTACTCATAGTTTTATTATATGACCTGTCAGAAACATAGATGCACAGGGCAAAATCTAATAAATCTTCTAGGCTGGTCATTTGTTTAATAAATGGAGAATAGCTGTCACCAAACTTAACTTCATCTAGGTTTGCTTCGTTGACTGCGTGATTTGAAGTTCCTGGTTTAGGGTTGTAATATTTAACTCCGTCTGGTGATAAAAACCAAGCATAAGTAAACATCTCTAGGCAACCATATTGGGAAGCATCTTTCCAGTCTTTCTGACGCACCCATTCATATTGTATATTAAACCTCTTCTTAAACTCTAGAGCAGTATCTATGGCTTTTTGGCTGATAGTGTTCCTGTCATAATATTCTGCTTGCGTTCCTTCGCCTTGCCAATCGCAAAGTGTTTGTGGTGCTAGACCTAAATCACGAGCATATTGAGCTACTACCGCCCCACTGTTACCGTAGTGAGGTGTTGTTCCCGAAAGAACAACAAGAAACCTGTCTGAAAAATTTACCTCACCTTTTATGAAGTAGTCGTTGTCCTTTAGCCACTTTAAATTATCTTCGGTGATCATTCCTAATTCTATTTGACGCTTGAAAAGCATTTCGGCTGGGTCAAGAAGATGTCTAGAAACGCAACCGTAGTCATCAAATAATACCCCTCTTTGTCTTTCACCTATAGGCAAGTATTTTATTTTATCTAAAGAATCAAATAGTTTTACCTTTTCAATCACTTCGGAAGCACCGAAAATATAATCCTCGGG